GGTTTTTATGCTTGTCCACAACTTACAAAATATAATTCAAATGATAACCCAGATAGATTTCAAGTAATGATGAAACACTATCAACAATTATATGCAGATGAATTAGATTCAATTTTAAAAGATGGTGTTGAATATGATGCTGATGGTTCTGCTACAATTAAAGATGCTGAAAAAGCACCTTATCATAGACTACAACTTATCAGATGATTACTATTGAAAGTAATGCTTTACAAGTTGCACAAAACTTTGAAAGACAAGTAAGAGAACAACCTAATATAGTTAAGACTGCATTAGGTAGAACTGCTGAGTTCTTAATGTTCTTAATTAAACAAAGAACTTCAAAAGGGCAAAATCCAGATGGTGGCTCATTCCCACCATATTCAAATGCACCATATTTTTTTAACATTACTCCTAAATCAAAAACTCCAACATATAAAACTTTTCAAGGTGGTTATAAAGAATATAGAAGTTTTATGGGTAGACAAAATTCTAAACCTGATTTAAACTTTTCAGGAAATATGCTATCTAACATAACTCAAAAATCTACACCAAGCCAAGCTATAATTTATTTTGCAAGTAAATTTGAAAACACAAAAGCTATTGGTAATCAAAGAAAAAGAAAATTCTTTGCAATAGGAGATAGAGAACAACAACCTATTATAAATGTATTTATGAAAGAATTTAATAAACTATCTAAAATATAATGAGTAAACGAGAAGATATAGCATCTAACATTATAACTGTTTTAACAGCAGTAACATCACCTATTACTTTAAAAAAAATTACAAGAGAACCATTTGACGTAGATCAATTATCAGAACAACAATACCCAGCAATTTTTATTCAGTCAGGTAATGAAACTAGATCAGATGAAACAATGTCATCTTCTACAATCACAAGACAAGCAACAGCAGATTTTGTTATAGTTGGTTATGTCAAAGGAACTACAAGTAATATTGACACCAAACGTAACGAACTCATAACCACTATTGAAACTACATTAAATAATGATAGAACAAGAGGTGGATATGCTAAAAATACCCAAGTCGTAGAAGTATCTACTGATGAAGGTGTTTTATTTCCAATTGGTGGTATTAGAATAGTGGTACGAGTTTTGTATCAATTTACTTCTGGTACACCTTAACAATAACAAAACAAGGAGAACATAATGGCAGGAAACGTACACACAGGGTCAGAAGGACTTATAAAAGTAGGTTCTGATACTGTTGGAGAACTTAGATCATTCAGTTTAGAAACAACTGGAGATACTATTGAATCAACAAATATGGGAACAACTGCAAGAACATACAAAGCTGGATTAACTAGCTGGTCTGGTACTGCAACTTTATTTTGGGACGAAGTAGATGCTGGTCAATTAGCATTAGTTTTAGGAACTGAAATAGTAATTAAAGTTTACCCAGAAGGTGCTACAGCAGGTGATAAATATTACACAGGTTCAGCAATAGTAACAGCTAAATCAGTATCAGCATCTTTTGATGGTCTAGTAGAATCTTCTATTAGCTTTACAGGAACTGGTGCATTAAGCTTTAGTACAGCAGTATAATTTAACTAAATAGGAAGAATATGAACGTAATAGATAGAGTGAAGGCACAGTTTGAAAGTCTTGGTATAAAAAAGATTGAGGTCGCTGAATGGGGTGAGGAAGGCAAACCTTTAATAATATATTGTTCACCATTTACACTTGGTGAAAAAAGAAACTTATTTAAAGGTGCTAAGAATGATGATCTAGGAGTATTAGTAGATGCAATCGTTTTAAAAGCAAAAGACTCAGAAGGAAATAAAATATTTAAGCTAGATGACAAGCTAACATTATTGAATAATGCTGATGCAAATGTTATAGCTAGAGTATCAACAGAAATGTTGAATGGTGTTTCTTACGAGGACGCAGAAAAAAAGTAAGATTTGACCCTGAGTTATACACTATACTTGCTCTTGGTCACGAATTAAAAAAAAGTATGGAAGAAGTTCTCTTGATGACTCAAGAAGAATTTTATTATTGGATTGGATATTTTAAAGTGAAGGCAGACAAAGAGAAATTAAACTATGGCAGATCAGCAACTAAACATCACCCTAAACGCAATAGATAATACTAAGAAGGCACTTACTGATCTACAAAACAATTTAAAAGGAATAGACAAACAAACAAAAGAAGTAACAACAAGCTTCTTTACATTCTCAAACGTATTAAAGACTTTCATAACAGCAGAATTAATTAAAGGTACTTTTAGTATCCTAAGTGCTTTCCAAGATATGAAGGTTGCATTGAACCAAGTTACTGGTTCTGCTCAACAAGGTGGTAGAGCATTTGATTTCTTAAATAAGTTCTCCGAAACATCTAGATTCAATATTAAAGATTTATCTGATGCTTTTATTTCTCTTTACAGATCAGGAATTAATCCTAGTGAAGAATTGCTTAAAACATTTACAGACACGGCATCTGCAACAAGACAACCATTAGAAACATTAAATGCTCTAATACTTTTATTTACTAAAGGTACTGAAGGTGGAATGGGATTACTTCAATTTAAGAGATTAGAGAATGAAGGAATACCAGTATTTAAAATACTTAGAGAACAATTTGGTTTAAGCAAAGATGGAGTAGAAGAATTTTTAAAGAGTGTTTCTGGTACTAAATATGTATTAGGTTTATTAAGAGAAGGATTAGGAAAAACATTTGGTGGAACTGAAGCTGCTAATGCAAAAAATCTATCTACGACATTTGATGATGTAAAAAATGCAGGGGAAAAATTAATAGCTTCTCTAGGAGATAGTGGTTTAAATAAAGTTTTAGCAGAAACATTTATATTATTTAAAGATATAATTGATCTTATAAAAAATTCAGACTTTGTAAAATTTATTGGTCTTATAGGTACTGGTCTTGGATATGTTTCTGACACAATAGGAAAAGGTGTAAAAGCATATAAAGAAGCAAGAAAAGGTTATGAAGAAGCAATAGGAATGGGTGGCAAACCAGTTGTTCAACCAAACGCACCAACTAATCCTGCACCGAACACACTAATAGAAGAAATTTTTTCTCAATTAAATGTGGCTTCAACTGCATTCACAATACAATGGACAGATATTAATAAAATAATAGCTAAAGGAACAGTAGATGCAATTAGATTAGTTTCAATGAGTATTGCTGAATCTTTAGTTCTTGGAAAAAAATTAGGAGATACATTTAAAGAAATAGCACAAAAAATTCTAATAAAGATTATTGCTGGTCTTCTTGAAGAACAATTAATTAAAATTGCTTTAATAGCTTTAGATGAATTTGCAGTATTAATAGGATTGCAAAAACTTGGTGTTGAAAAACAAATAACAAGCGAAAAGAAAAAACAAGCAGAAATTGATGGTAGAACAACTGGTGCATCAACACCAGAAGATATGGTTAAGAAACAATTAGGAAATATATTTGACCAGTTATGGAATCAATTAAAAATGACTTTTGATGATATATTTGGTTCTATCTCAGATATATTTGGTTCAATAAGCGATTACAGTTCACAAATATTTAGTGATATTGGAAGTAGCTTAATGGATATTCTTGGAAGCTTAGGTTCTAGTGTTGGAGATATATTTAATTCAATAGGTGGTTCTTTAGGAGACATATTGGCAAGTGTAGGAAATATATTTGGGGGGTCAGGTGGTGGTGGTGGATTTGATTTAGGAACATTATTTGATATTGGAAGTATGTTTTTCTTAGCAGAAGGTGGTGCTGTAAATGCTGGACAACCTTATGTAGTAGGAGAACGTGGTAGAGAATTATTTATACCTAATCAAAGTGGTACAATGATACCTAATCAAGATTTAGGAAATACTGGTGCAACAAGTATTAATTTTACAATAAACGCAACAGATGTTAAAGGAGTTCAAGAGTTATTAATTAACAATAGAGCAACAATTACAAATTTGGTTAATCAAGCACTTAACGCAAGAGGTAAATCTAATTTAGTATGAGTGGAACATTTCCTGCAAGTCCAGTAGCTAGTTCAGCATCAATATCTTCGCAACAGAATACTATTGTTTCAACAACAACTTCTGGTAGACGACAAGCAAGACAAATTGATGGGCAAAGATTTAGAATGACTATTAGTTTTCCACCAATGACAAGAGCAGAATTTGCACCGATCAATGCTTTTATAATGAAACAAAGATCACAACTAGAATCATTTACTTATTCTCCACCAACTGTATCTACAACACTTGGACTTGCTACTGGAGTAATTAGAAATGATGGCATTGTTAGTGCTGGTGCAACAACTTGCACAATAGATGGAATGGCAAATAGTACAACTGGAGTATTTAAAGCTGGAGATTATTTTAGATTCACAGGACAAACAAAAGTTTATATGATTGTTGCAGATGTATCATCCAATGGTTCTGGTTCTGGTACATTAACATTTGAACCACCATTAAGAACTGCTGTTGCTGACAATACAATATTAATTTATTCTAGTGTAGATTTTACATTAGGTTTAGTTGCAGATGTTCAAGAGTTTAATATTGGCACAGAAAATTTATTTCAATATCAGCTTGACGTTATAGAGGTATTATAATGGCAAGGTCATTATCTGGTTCACTCATTACAGAACTTGCTACAGATAAACTTAATCCAGTTGATTTAGTATATATCGGAGTTAGTACAGGATATTATTACACAGATCATTACAAAGATATTTCTTATGATGGAAATACTTATCAAGCATCTTCATTATTATTAGGAGTATCTGACGCATCAGAAACATCAGAAGTTTCAGTAAACGATTTAGTATTAAAATTTAGTGGTGCAGATCAAACAATGATAAGTTTATTTCTTAATTATGACTATATGAATAAACAGGCATTTGTTTATAGAGGATTCTTAGATGCTTCTCAGACATTAATATCTAGCCCATTTCTTTTATTTGATGGAAGAATAGAAAACTTTAACATTACAGAAACAGATAATACTTCTGAAGTTGCAATTTCAATAGCATCTCATTGGGCAGATTTTGATAAGATTGCTGGAAGAAAAACAAATACTAATTCACAAAAATTATATTTCTCTACTGATAAAGGTTTTGATTACGCATCACAATCAGTTAAAGAAATTAAATGGGGAAGGGCATGAATGACTTTTACCGAATTATATCGGTGTATAGACATTTTGAAAAATATAACAAATATACTTATGGACAAATCGCTAATCATATTTTGCCTTCTTATAATCTTGGACAATATCAGATTCATAGAGATAAAGATGAAATTATTGGTTATACAAATTGGGCATTGATTAACGATATAGTAGAACATAAATTTATGAAAACTGGACAACTAAAATCTAATGAATGGAATTGTGGAAACAATCTTTGGCATATTGAAACATTAGCTAAAAGAAACCTAAAAGAAATTATGTCTTGGACTAAAGATCATTTCACAAACTTATATGGAGTAGACAAACCAATTAAATGGATAAGAGTTAAAGAAGATAAGATTGTTAAACATCAAATGAGACTAACTAAACCAAGCTGGAATTTAGGTGGGAGATTAAATGGGTAGTATATTCAAACCAATTACAAAAATATTTAGCACTATAACTTCTATAGTATCAACAGCATTAAGCTGGTTACAACCTTCTAAACCTAAATCACCTTCTTTTAATTCTAATTTTGAATCAGCACAAGGTGTACTTGTTAATAAAGATTCTAATGACGCAAATATACCAATAGTTTATGGATTAAGACAAGTTGGTATAACGAGAGTGTTTGTTGAGAGTTCAGGTGCAACTAATACAAATCTTTATATAGCAGGAGTTCTTTGCGAAGGTGGAGACGCAGGAATACAATCTATTGATTCAATTTATATTGATGACAAACTCGTAACTTGGTCTGGTTCATTAACCGATGGAACTGTTAGGACTGTTGGAAGTGCTGATACTAATTTTTATAAAGATGGTGCTAGTTTAATATCAGTTCAAGCATTTTATGGATTAGACAATCAATCAACTTCTTCTTTACTAGACGAAAGCACAAACTGGGATTCTAATTATAAATTATCTGGTGTTGCGTATGTTGCTTTTAAATTTACTTGGAATCAAGATGCCTTTAATGGATTGCCTGATGTTAAAGTAACTCTTAAAGGTAAAAAGATTTATGACCCTAGATTAGATTCTACTAAAGGTGGTACTGGTTCACATAGAGAATCAACTTCTTCTACTTGGGCTTACTCTAATAACTCAGCTTTAATTCTTTTAGATTATTTAAGAAATACTAGATACGGAAAAGGTTTACCAACTTCTGCATTTGAAACTAATTACGATTCATTTAAAAGTTCAGCTAATACCTGCGACACACAAGTAACTCCCTATACAACTGGAACAGCAATAAGTTTATTAACTACAAACGCAGTATTAGATTCATCACAAAAAGTTATAGACAATGTAAGAGAACTGCTCACTCCAATGAAAGCAATATTTACTTACACACAAGGTAAATACAAATTAATTATAGAAGATTCTGGTGCATCAGTTTTAAGTTTAAACAAAGACAATATTATTGGTGGTATTAAAATTCTTGGAGAAAAGAAAAATACTAAATACAATAGAGTTATAGGAACATTCTGTAATCCAAATAAGAACTGGCAAAATGACACAGTATCTTTTCCACCATTTGATGATTCTGGTTTACCAGCAGGAGATCAATACGCAACAATGTTTGCAGAAGATAATTCTATTTTATTAGAAGGGCGATTTGATTTTAAACACATAACAAATCCTTATCAATCTGAAGAACTTTGCGAGATTATATTAAGACGTTCAAGAAATGCTTTAGGTGTTGAATTAAGATGTACTTCAGAAGAATTAAACGTAACGATTGGAGATATTGTAGATTTAACTTATGTAACTGGTGGGTTTAGTGCAAAGCCATTTAGAGTAATGGGATTGTCAATTAATTCTGATTCAACAGTTTCATTACAATTGGTGGAACATCAAGATAATTTCTATACTTGGTCAGTTAAAGCACAAGCACCAGTAATAGCTGATACAACTTTACCAAATCCTAATTCTGTAACCAGTCCTGCTTCAGTAACTCTTGACGATCAATTAATTGAATACTCAGATGGTGTTGTTATTACTGCTCTTGATGTAACAATAGGTGCTTCACTAGATAGCTTTGTAGATTACTACCAGATTGAATACAAATTAAGTGCAGATACAGATTATATTATATTTGGACAAGGTAGAGGATTAATTAATAGAATATTAAATGTTATAGATGGAGAACTATATTCTGTAAGAGTTAAAGCTGTAAACACTTTAGGAGTGTCATCTTCTTATACTACTGCAACAAGAACTATTGTTGGTGGATTATTACCACCTGCTGATGTTGAAGATTTTGCTTGTAACATAATTGGAAGTGATGCTCATTTGTCTTGGACGCAAATTGCAGATTTGGATTTAGCTTATTACTCTGTTAGATTTTCTACATTAACAAGTGGTGCTGATTGGCAAAATTCTGTTTCATTAATTGAAAAAGTTGCAAGACCAGCTACGAGTGTAACTGTACCTGCACGAGTGGGTTCTTATTTAATTAAAGCCGTAGATAAATCTGGTAACTTTTCTCCTAATGAAGCTATCATAGCTACTAACATAACTGAAATTGGAAACTTTAATGCTGTTGCCACACAAACTGAATCACCTACATTTTCAGGAACTAAAACTAATGTCTATGTTGATAGTGGTGCTTTAAGATTAGATTCTTCTGAACTATTTGATTCTGCTACTGGATTATTTGATTCTGCTACTGCCTTCTTTGATGCTGGTGTAACTACTTACGACTTATACCCTGAAGGTTCTTACTTGTTTGCTTCTCCTATTGACATAGGTGGAAGTTACACAGTTCGTGTAACTGCTTCTCTAACACAGAGTGTAGATAATATAGATAACTTATTTGATAATGCTTCTGGTAACTTTGATGATGGTGCTTCTAACTTTGATGGAGATTCTCCTGCTAACTGTAATGCTCATTTAGAAATTGCTACATCTACTGACAATATAACTTATACTGCATTTAGAAACTTTGTAGTTGGCGATTACACAGCTAGATATTTTAAATTTAGATTAATGATGAGATCAGATGATTTAGCTTCTACTCCAGTTGTATCTGCTTTAAGTGTAACAATAGATGTTGAAGATACTATTCAAAATGGAAATGATTTAGTAAGTGGAACTGGAACTTATACTGTTACCTTTACAAGACCATTCTATTCTGTTAATTATGCTATCGGTATTACTAATCAAGGAATGGCTACTGGCGATTACTATACTTTAAATAGCAAGACTATTAATGGCTTCAATATAGCTTTTAAAAATAGTGGTGGTACTGGAGTAAGTAGAACTTTTGATTATATTGCAAAAGGATTTTAACTAGGATATTAGATAGATATGGCACAACACGACATGAATATAGCGAACCAAAGCTTTCCTAGCTTTCGTTCTGATTTAAACAATGCACTATCGGCAATACAAACAACTCATTCAGGAACATCTTTACCAACTGGTGCTGTAGCTGGACAAATTTGGCTAGATACAACTAACGCAACAAATCCTACATTAAAATTTTATGATGGTGCTGATTCAATATCTTTAGCAACAATTAATTATACAGCTAATACAGTAGACTGGTTAGATTCTTCTGTGTCCATAACTGGACTCTCTACATCTGCTACTGGAACTGTTTTAACATTATCTGATACTGCACATACAACAACTGTTAATCTTATATTAAATAATCAAACTGAAATTCGTTTTAATGAATTAACTGCAAATGGAACTAATTACATTGGATTGAAAGCACCTGCTTCTTTATCTTCTGATTTAACTTATACTTTACCAACTGCACCAGCTTCAAATAATAGAGCATTAATTTCTTCTACTGCTGGTGTTATGTCTTATACTCCTTATTCTTTTCCTTCTTCAGATGGTACTGCTAATCAATTATTAAAAACAGATGGTTCTGGTGCATTATCTTTTACAACTGTATCTAGTGCTACTGGATTTAGAAATATCATTATCAATGGTGATATGCAAGTTGCACAAAGAAATACAAGTGTAGCTTCTATAACAACAACTGGTTATTATACGTTAGATAGATTTAGAACAGCAATTAGTTCTTTTGGTACTTGGACACAATCACAATCAACTGACGTACCATCAGGATATGGTTTTTCAAGTTCTTTAAAAATGGATTGTACTACTGCTAATGCTACACCTTCTGCATCAAGTTCTTTAAGAATAGAAACAAGATTTGAGGGATCAAATTTACAGTATTTAAAAAAAGGAACTGCTAATGCTTTATCTTTAACTTTATCATTTTGGGTTAAATCTACAAAAACTGGGACTTTTATTGCAGAACTTTTTGATGATGATAATAGTAGAACAATTAGTAAATCTTATACTGTAAGTGTTTCTAATACTTGGGAATTTAAAACAGTAACTT